GTTGAAGCACCAGCGGTCGAAGCTGCTCGCCCAACTGTTTCAGCAGCATACTACACAAAGCCACGCATTGAAGTTACAGCTGCTAAGTACGCAGAAAACTCAATCCGCGCAGCACTAGGTGATGAGGATGCTCGTCAATACCTACGCGCAGCAGCCGACACAACAGATAACGCAGGACTTGTTCCAACTCGTCAGTTGTCTGAAATCATCAACCCATTGGGTACAACAATCCGTCCATCAATCGATGCAATCTCACGCGGAGTACTTCCAGATGCAGGTATGACTTTTGAGATTCCACGCATCACACAGATGCCAACAGTTGCGATTGAGCCAGAAGGCGATGCTTTCAGCGACACAGATCAAAACTCTAACTTCCTATCTGTAACAGTACAGAAGTATGCAGGACAGCAGACATTCTCTGTTGAATTGCTAGATCGTACATCTCCAGCATTCTTCGATGAGTTAGTGCGCAACATGGCAGCAGCTTACGCAAAGGCAACAAACGCAGCAGTAAACGCAGCACTTATCTCAGGTGCAACAACTGATGCAACAACAACAGTTACATACCCAACAGCAGCAGAGTTGCTAGGAATTGTTGCTCGCGGTTCAGCTTCTGTTTACGGAGCAACAGCAGGACTTGCAAATCCATTCGCTCGCAACATGGTCGTATCAACAGGACAATGGTCAAACATCATGTCTCTAAACGATGCAGGTCGCCCAATCTACACAGCATCACAGCCAATGAACGCTGGCGGTCAAGTAGCACCAACATCACTAACAGGTAATGTTGCAGGACTTAACCTTTATGTAGATCCAACAAACGGTGGCGATGGCGATGGAACAATCCTCATCGTGAACCCAGATGCATACACATGGTACGAGTCACCAACATACCGCCTACGCGCAGAATCAACAGCTAACGGATCAGTTACAGTTGGTTACTACGGATTCGGTGCTATTGCAACTAAGGTTGCAGCTGGCGCATTCAAGAATAACAAGGCGTAACAAACTCACTAAGTCGCTCTGGGGAGTAGTAGCCCTCTACTCCCCAGAGTCTTTAGAAAGGACATCATGGCACTTACAACAGTCGCAGAGCTACGCTCTACTCTTGGTGTTGGCACTTTGTATAGTGACAGCGTGCTTCAAGAAGTATGCGATGCTACGGATGCCGTCCTTTTGCCTATGTTATGGGCTCCAAAATGGTTTACAGTCGCACATGAAAACACAGTAGGTTCAGGCACTTTATATTTTAATGACAATGTGCGCGAAACTTTTTATGTAGGTCAGAGCGTAACAATCGCTAACTCAGGCGGTTCATATAACGGCACTAAGACAATTACAGCCGTCAATGGCTTCTCAATCAGCGTAAATACTAATCACACTACTGCTCAGGGTTATCATCCGATTTATCCTTATGGATCTGTATCGACTACGACTTACACAGACTGGACAACCGATATGGCAGTCCAGCAAGCAGCTCTCATGATATCTGTTGAAATCTGGCAAGCGCGTACAGCCACCCTTTCAGGCAGTAACGCTGTCGATTTCCAGCCAAGCCCTTACCGAATGAGCGCACAGCTTCTCGCTAAGGTGCGAGGATTGATCAGCCACGCACTCGACCCGCGCAGCATGGTGGGATAATGCCTGTTGCTATCACTACTCTCAGAACCACTTTAGCGACTGCTTTAGTCAATAACGCTAAGTGGCAAACTTTTGCGTTCCCACCAAGTGTCGTATTAGCCAACAGCGTGATCGTGTCTCCAGACGATCCTTACCTGACACCGAATAATAATAAGCAAATTTCAGTCGCACCAATGGCTAACTTTAAGATTGTCATGACTGTGCCACTTTTTGACAATGAAGGAAATCTTAACGGCATTGAAGATACTGTATGTAGCGTGTTCGCACTACTTGCAGCATCATCTTTAGTCTGTAATGTAAGCGCGATAAGCGCACCTAGTATTCTCAATGCTGCATCGGGAGACCTTCTCAGCTGCGAGATGTCAGTATCAATCCTAACGAGTTGGAGTTAATCATGACCGAGTTAGAACAATGGGAAAAAGAGAACGAAGCCTTCCTGATCAAAATCGGTCAGGTTAAGCCAGTGGCTGTAAAGCCAGTAACTAAGAAAGATGAGGAATAATCCAAATGGCAGTTTATTTAGCAAATACTGGAGTTCTAACTGTTAATGCGGTGGATCTCTCAACACTAGTCACATCAGTCACAATCAATCGCGCTTTTGATGAGCTTGAGGTCACTGCACTTGGCGATACAGGTCACAAGTTTGTTAAAGGCTTGGAAGCTTCAAGCATAACAATCGACTTTATCAATGATGCAGATACAGCTAAGACTTTACAGACACTTCAAACAACATGGGGTACAAACACAGTTGTTACATTTAAGCAAAGCTCTGGTATCACAGCACCATCAAACCCACTTTACACAATGACATGCTTGGTCAATAACACAACACCTGTAAATGGTGCTGTTGCAGATCTATCAACTCAGAGCGTAACTTGGAACGTATCAGGTACAATCGTAGTAACAACATCGTAAGAAACTAGACAAGGGGCAACACATGGCAAAGCTAAAGATCGTTCGACAAGATGGAAGCGTTATCGAGGGCGAAATCACACCTGCTGTAGAATACTTTTTCGAACAGCACACAAAGATGGGGTTTCATAAGGCCTTCAGAAACGAAGAGATGCAGAGTCATGTGTACCTTTTGGCTCATGAAGTAATTCGCAGGTCAGGTGAAACTGTTAAGCCTTTCGGGATGGAGTTTATCGAGACACTCAAGAGTGTTGAGGTTTTAGACTCTGACCCTTTAGCTTAAAGCGCGATCTTCCGTTCACCTACCTAATTGCTAGGCTAAGCATTAGGTTAGGGATCGCGCCACAGCATTTGTTGGAGTTAGACAAAAACATGCTCGATGCATTAGTGCAGGGGCTCAAGGATGAAGCGAGGGAGTCTCAAGATGCCAGCAAGCGTCAAAGGCGGCGTTGAACTCCGTAAGGCTCTTCGCAAATTTACGCCTGATCTAGCAAAAGAAACACAAAAACAAATTAAAGTGGCAATTCAGCCCATTTCTCAATCGGCTAAAGGCTATGTCCCAGATCGCGGAGAAGTTCTAAGCGGATGGTTACCCCGTCAAACATCCGAGGCAACTTTCCCATCTTTTAATCCTTCTGTTGTTAAATCGGGTATTGGTTACAAGACAAGTCCATCAAAAGCTAATTCAAGAGGTTTCAGATCTCTTGCGCAAGTTTTTAACAAAAGCAGAGCTGGAGCCATTTATGAAAGAATGGGCAAGTTAAAACCTGACAGTCGATTTGTGCTGAACCAAGACGGCAAGTATCGCGCACCTCTTAAAGGTAAAGCTCGTATGCAAGGTCGCGTTCTGTATCGCGCTTATGATGAAAATAACGGCAAGGCAAGAGAAGGTGTCCTTAAAGCCATTTCAACAGCCGCTAACAAATTAAATGCTAGAGCATCGGTGAAAGGTTAATCATGGCAAATGTAGTCATTGACATTGCAGCAGAATTTACCGGCAAAAAAGCATTCAGACAAGCCGAGACATCTACCGAAAAACTTACTCGAAATGTTAAGCAATTAGCAGGGGCAGTCGGTCTTGCCTTTAGCACCTCTCAAGTTTTGGCTTTTGGTAAAGCATCCGTCAAAGCTGCTTTAGAAGCACAGGCTCAGCAAGAGCGACTGGCTAACCTTGTAAAGGTTACAGTTGGTGCAACTACTGATCAGATTCAAGCTCTTAATGACCAAGCTGCTGCATTGCAAGCCGTTGGCGTAGTCAATAAAGAAAATATCACTCAGACTCAGTCACAGCTTGCAACATTTAATCTTCAAATAGATACAATTAAAACCCTGACCCCTGCCATCCTTGATTATGTAACGGCGGAAAAGGGCGCAGCGGCTTCTGCTGATCAGTTTAAGCAGATGACTAACGGACTTGCTCAAGCTCTAAATGGCAATTTTGCATCTTTGACTAAGGTTGGCTTTGTCCTTGATGAAGACACCAAAAAGATG